AGTGATTAAGTACTCGTGGGGGTTCTGGGCCATCTTTCTGCGCTCGTCGGTATCAAGGAAGATGTAATCAACGTAGAGGGAGGCAGCAACAAGGGACTGTTGGTAAGCGGCGGCGACAGATTTTCCATCACTGAGAGCAGTTACAGCCCAGAGGCACTCACCAATAGGTCTGAGGTCGAGGTTGATCTTGACCTCGTGGTATTGGAGAGCGATAAGGGGGAGGGCAAGTCCGGGGTTACGGCAAAACCAGAACTGAAGGGGAACGTAAAGAGTGGTCTCGGGGAGTGCGTTACGGGGGGCACATACCTGGGAAGGACCACCGGAGGCGGCGCAGGGTCCGTTAACAGCGGCGAACTCGGGTTCGGTGATGTAGGTGAGTTGTGTGGTGTTTCCTACCATCTTGTTGTATCCGCGCTGTTGCTCGGAAGAGAGAGTCATCTGGTTCCAGATGTGCATCCAGTCACCATACTGGCGGTCTATGCGCTGACCTCCAATCTCGACCTCAACCTGAGCGACGAGTTGCTCTCCAATAGAGTCTAACCAGCGAGCATAGACGTTTTCGCCGGCGGCACCCATCTGTTGGTTAATCTCAGGGAGAGTGACCTGAAGATAGGTCCTGTAGGCAAGATCTCCGTTTCTGGAGATAGTGCAGGTAACACGGCGACCGAAATCAGCCTGGCCGGAGAAAGTCTGCTCAATAGACTCCATGGCGAAGTTAGTGTGGCGTCTGTAAGACACCTTCCAGAAAGTGATCTCAGGAGTTCCTGTAAGGAAAACGTCCTGGGCACCGTAAGCGACAAGTTGCATCAAAGCTCCTCCCATTTTACTAGTATATTATAGAAAAAGAAAATAATTTCAAAATAAACAATAAAATATTATTAAAATGAACAATAAAATTCCCATTATAGTAAAAATATTTAAAAACCCCTAAATAATAAGGGTTTTTAAATTTGAATACGCTTATGCTATTATTATTATTATTATAAAAAAATAATTAACGACGATAACATAGACAGCAGTTACAGTATCATATTTTTTTCAATGAACTGTTCTAAATATTCTGGTTGAAATACTTGTTTCTTCCCTTCATGCTTCTTTGAAAAAACAAAGGAATCATGATGTTTTTTTACACACCAACCATCTTGTATCGCATTATATATAAAATTCATTTTAATTAATATTTTACGTTCTAATTCTATATGTGTCGTACTATTTGAAATTTGTAAATCCATTTAATAAAAGATTTATAATATAATTCTAATAAATTATCGCATATTTACCTTATTTTCAATAATTAATTAATACAATAGTTATTTAGATACTATATTACCATATTATAGAAAATGAATAATAAAAATGCTCCAGTAAAAGTGATGCATACAATCGACATGAAACATAGTTTTTTATTGACCGAATTCAAAAAAGACGATGAAGAACATATACCCAGATTATTATCATTGAAGAAAACTCTGAGTGATCAATTGCGAAAAACAACTAATAAACAAATAGATGAACGACTAAGGTTAAAAGATGAAATCAAAGCAATTGTAGTTAAAATTAAAGATTTAAAACATAAAAAAAAACAATATTTTTTAAACAATTCAAAACATATTTTTGAATATTTTGAAGATAAACAAACAATTTCCAGTGGTACGGGAAATAAAAATAATAAAAATGTATTGAATACGTTTTTTAAAATAAAGGACGTATCAAATAATAGTGACGACCCAGAAATAAGAAGTAACAATATAGCAAAATATTGGAAAAATGTAAATAATGAAATAACTAATATACAAGATTACGTAATTCCTACCGATGTATGTCATTTTTGTTCTAATGGTGAGTTTATACCCCGAGAAGAAGAGGGTATTATGATATGTAATAATGTTAATTGTGGTAAATTCGTTCATTATGTATTCGACGGTTCCAAACCATCAAATAAAGAACCACCAAGCGAACCATCATACACGGCATATATTAGACTCAATCACTTTAAAGAAATTCTTTCACAATTTCAGGCAAAAGAAACTACACAAATACCAGATAACGTCATTGAAGATATCAGAAAACGCATCAAAAAAGAACGGATAGAGGATATACACAAAGAATTAAATTATGATAAAATGCGAGAGATTTTGAGAAAATTGGGTTATAATAAATATTTTGAACATATTCAATTCATTAATTCTAAATTTGGAATAGTACCGCCAATTATGAACGAACAATTGCACGAAACACTTTGTTTTCTATTCATAGAAATACAAAAACCTTGGGCAGTTCACTGCCCTCCAAGTCGCACTAATTTTTTCAATTATACATACACATTATATCAATTATGTGTGCTTCTTGACCAGACGCAATATCTACCTTATATTCCACTTATGAAAGATAGAGAAAAACAATTGGAACAAGACCAAATATGGTCTAAAGTGTGCGATGATTTAGATTGGGAATATCACCCGACTGTTTGATAAAATTTTAATATTGATTAAAATTTTATATTCAAAGGGTAAATGATACATTTACAATCCGCGGGGGAACCCAACAAGGTTGGCGCCAATACCGAATCCGGCACCACCACGAGCAGAAGACGCCATGGAAGGAACGAATACATCGAGGACGGAGAATGTAGCAGCGGCAGAAAGGGCGATAATGACAACCTCTTCAATATTCAGGGATTTCTTGGGTATCGCGTAAGCAGCAATAGCAACCATTATACCCTCAACTATGTACTTGATTGCTCTCTTGACAAGTTCGCTAAAATCAAATCCTGGCATTATATTATATGTAAATAAAATAAAATTATTTTTCTCAAAATAATAATTTTTATTGTTAAATTATTATAGCTTAAATAATACTTAAAAACTAAAACCACTAAACTATATATATGTCTGGTTTTGAGAGAAAAACATTAAATGATGGTTCCGCCAATCCCAAGTATATTGATCTTTGCGATGAGGACCCGTTAATATCAGGACAAAAATTTGCCTGTATGTCTTTTGTTTCACCCGAGAAAATTCTCAAACAACGAGAACTTTTCATATTTGAAAAGTTCATTTCTGAATGGGATTTTACTAAATCTATGATGAAAATGAGTGATTTCGTTAATTTTCTATCTTATAAATACAATCTAAAGGTTGATGATGTTATGAAAGATTTCCAAGACTATGTTAAAGAAGAACACGAGAATTTAAGAGATACTTCATTAGATGATGATTGGAAGACATTTGTGGATAAAAACGAGACAAAACTAAATGAGGAATTCAACCGAAAGCATGAGTTCCAGACTTCTGTGCGAGGTCTCAAAATACGTGGTGTCTTTAATACTCAGGAGGAAGCGGAAATGAGATGTAAGAAGATAAGGGAATTTGACCCACATCACGATATTTTCGTTGGTCCTGTTGGTATGTGGATTCCTTGGGACCCCGACGCGTATAAGACAGGACGCATCGAGTTTATGGAGGATGAACTAAATCAATTACACAACGAGAAGAGTGTAAATGAAACAAGGGCGAAAGAGGAATTTGATAAACGTGTGAAGGACGCAAAGCGCAGAGCAATTGAAGAGAATATTAAAAAGGCGAAGGAGAGTGGAAATGTTCTAACACAGAGTTTAAATGAGGATGGCGACCTTGTCGGCGTTTCTGAAACTGTTAATTTTGACGCACGCGAATCAGCAGACGCCACGAGTGTAAGTGTTCGCAATGAACTTGTTCGCGATAATGCTATTGGTGGTGGTGATTGAACAATTAAAGGCGATTAATACTATAAATTATAAAGTAATGCGTTACGTTATAATTATATTCTTTAAAATGTGTAAATAGGCACTTATAATATGCTGATTGCTATAAACCGATGAACATTTGTTTCGGTCATTGACCACAAAGAATATAAATCCGCTTTACCTGAGAAGGGAGGATTGAATTCTTCAACGGTTTAATTGTTGTTTGAATAATAATATCCTTCAAATATTTTCTTGTTCTTTACATTCCTGCTCATGGTTGCAGCACTCATATTATCATCAGTTGCTGCTTTCAAAATTGTTTCCCATGTGTTTATTACTTGATTAGACTTCGTACATATTTTTTTTACCATTTTACCTGTAGATGATGTTTTCTTGTGTTGGTATTCATCGTCCCGTTTCAACGACAAACCGTAATAACCTTCATTACTTGTTGTAACATCCCAAATAGTGCCTTTCATCACATATTTAGAAGTGTTCAAATACTGCTTAAGTTCTTTCATGTCGTCATTGCCAACCGGTTTGTTCAACTTCTTCTTCCATCGTTGATACTCTGCCAATAATTTCGAATTAAGAATTTTACCACGGGGAGAAAACCTACATACTTGAAATAAGAAGGTTTCGGTATCGTTATTTTCCAAACGTGGTTTATATTCAATTGGTTTCAACTGAATGCCTACATATCCATGAACAATTTGATTTAAATCTTGTTTTTGTAACCGTTTAGGT